AGTATTACGCCATATTCGGCCCCCGCTCAGACAACGAAACAGAACTTACGTTCATCCTTGGCCCCACACCTGACGCTGCGTACAGCACAGAACTTCACTACTTCTACTACCCAGAGTCCATCGTCACCGCCTCAACCACATGGCTCGGTGACAACTACGACCCCGCACTTTTGTATGGGACACTGGTTGAAGCCTACACCTACATGAAGGGTGAGCAGGACATGGTTCTGTTGTACAACACCAAGTTTGGTGAGGCTTTGGTGCAGCTTAAACGTCTGGGTGATGGACTTGAGCGTCAGGACGCATACCGTAGTGGGCAGGCTAGGATTCCAGTAACATGATTGCCCAAACCCTAACCACATCCTTCAAGCAGCAATTGTTTGAGGCGGTACATGATTTCTCCACAGACACCTTCTACATGGCGCTGTACACAGCCAATGCCGATTTGGGAGCGACTACCACTGTTTACACAGCAAGTGGGGAGATTTCAGGTACAGGCTACACCGCGACAGGTCAGGTGATGACAGGCATCTCGGTCAGTGTCACAGACACCACTGCCTTTGTAAACTTCACCAACGTGGTATGGACTACAGGCGCGTTTACAGCACGGGGTGCGCTGATTTACAATACATCCAAGGGTAACAAATCGGTGGCAGTATTGGACTTCGGCGCTGACAAAACCACTACGACCTCGTTCACTGTTGTTATGCCCACCAACTCCGCAACAAGCGCATTGATAAGGCTACCATGACTACCGAAAAACTTAAAGCCACTGACATCGTTTCCAGCGGTCTAACCTGCAATCCAAAGGCGGGTGAAGCTGCTCAAGCTACAGGCTTGTATCACATTGAGTGCCATGACAAAGACGGCAATCTGAAATGGCAGGCAGATTCCAAGAACCTCGTAGTGAATGCAGGTCTAGCGTATATGGCAGGCACTGCCTTGACTTCAGTCACACAAATCACCTCTTGGTATCTTGGACTGTATGGCGCTGGCGCTTCTAACACGCCTGCGGCAGGCGACACTATGTCTTCCCATGCTGGCTGGACAGAGGTTGTGGCCTACAGCAATGCAACCCGTGTGGCGGCTACGTTTGTAACAGCAACCACTGCCAACCCTTCTGTAGTGACTAACTCAGCTTCTCCTGCTGTGTTTAACATCAACGGCACAGCGACAGTGGGCGGGGCTTTCCTGACTAGCGGCAGTGCCAAGAGTGGCACGACAGGAACATTGTTCTCTGCGGCTGACTTTGGCTCCCCCGGTGATCGTTCTGTGGTGAGCAGTGACACGTTGTCTGTGACTTACACATTCAGCTTGGCAGGATAGCATGTCCACATGGGGTTCCGGCACATGGGGTGAAGGAGGCTGGGGCTACACGGCATTCACTAGCACCATTACTGAAACCGCTACAGGTACAGATGCAGTAACAGCGGTAGCAAGTTTAGGCGTTTTGGTTAATGAGACAGGGACAGCGACAGATGCGGTAGTTTCGGGGTTTTTGTTTTTTGGGGATGTGCAAGAAACAGCAACCGGTACGGATGCAGTTGCAACAACAGCAAATTTGGGTGCATCAATAGCAGAGACAGCGGTCAGTGCAGACACGTTAACAGCGGCAGCAGCCTTCGTAGCTTCCATTGTGGAGTTAGCAATCGGGACAGACGCAATAAATGGACGGCCATTCTGGGATGTAATTGATGATACACAGAACGCCAACTGGCAGAATATCGGCAACACGCAGACAGCAAGTTGGTCTGCTGTTTCAACGACCTAGGAGAAATTAATGGCAACGTCATACAGCACGAATCTGGCTCTGGCCCTACCTGTTACGGGTGAGTTGTCGGGTACTTGGGGCACAGTTGTAAACAGTAATATCACCAACATGCTTGACGAAGCGTTGGGCTATCAGGCATATTCAGCCACTGGCGGTGCAGACACGATCACCATCCCTGATGGCACAACGGGGGTAGCCCGGAGTATCTACATCCAGCTTAATGGAACAGGCGGGGGCAGTGTGGCAGTCCCCACAACCAAAACAAAGATGTACTTTGTTTTCAACAACACCTCCTCTGCCATCACATTTAAGGTCACAGGCCAGACCGGGGTGTCCATCCCAGCCGCAGCAAAGATGGCGCTAGTCAGCAACGGCACAGACATCATCGTTGCCCAGAACTACTTCTCTGCTTTGACCCTCGGCGCTGCCCTGCCGGTGGCATCCGGTGGCACAGGCTTAACCGCAGGAACATCTGGTGGTGTTCTAGCCTACACGGCATCTGGCACATTGGCATCGTCTGCCGCGCTGACTCAGTACGGTGTTGTCATTGGTGGTGGTGCAGGAGCCGCTCCAACGTCAACTGCCGCAGGCACAGCAGGGTATGTATTAACTGCCAATGCAAGTGCGGCTCCCACTTTTCAAGCACCAGCAGCAAGCGGAGCTACCAAAGGTCAGGCTATCGCTTTTTCAATGATCTTCGGCCTCTAAGGAACCATCATGGCAAACCCAAACATAGTCAACGTAACGTCCATTCTTGGGACAACGACTTACCTCACACCCGCCAACACCACAGCCAACACGCTGTTGTCCAATGCGGCATCATCTGGTCTGGTCTACAAGATCAACCAGATCGTGTGTGCTAACGTCAATGGCTCAAGTGCTGTAAACGCCACGGTAGCCATCAACAACGCCGCTGCTGGTGCGGGTACGAACTTCCCGGTCATCAGTACCGTGTCAGTGCCAGCCAGTGCGTCTGTGATCGCCGTAGACAAAACGACTGCCATCTACCTCATGGAGAATAGCTCCATCGTAGTGACCTCTGGCACGTCAAGCGGCATCACTTACACCTTGAGCTACGAATCCATAGCCGCTTAAGGATAGCCCCGTGAGCATCCGACAGCAAAACTTAGGCAGCATAGTCAAGCCGGGGTTTAATCCCTTGGCGGTGCAGACGAGCAGCCTTGTCTACAACTTATTCAGTTGGGGAAATAACAGTAGTGGTCAGTTAGGCTTAGGTAACACAACAAATTATTCTTCCCCTAAACAAGTTGGCGCATTAACTACTTGGTATGGTATTGCCGCAGGATATTTTAATGTAATTTCAACTAAGACTGATGGGACGTTGTGGAGTTGGGGGGATAATGGTAATGGCCAGTTAGGCTTGGGTAACACAACTAACTACTCATCCCCAAAACAGGTTGGGTTGCTCACTACTTGGTCAAAAATTGCCACTGGTGCAACCCAAACTATTGCAATAAAGACAGATGGCACTTTGTGGTCTTGGGGCCGCAACAACAACGGGCAGTTAGGCTTGGGTAACACAACTAACTACTCAAGCCCAAAACAAGTAGGCGCACTAACCACATGGTTTAATATTGCTAGTGGGCAAAGCCACATACTTGCCACTAAAACAGATGGTACGTTATGGTCTTGGGGGAATAACAGCTATGGACAGTTAGGCTTAGGTAACCTTACGTATTACTCATCTCCCAAACAAGTGGGTACACTAACTACTTGGTTAAAAGTTTCGTGCGGTAGATATTTTTCCGCTGCCACTAAAACGGGCGGTACGTTATGGTCTTGGGGGCAAAATGGTAACGGTCAGCTTGGCTTGGGTAACATTACTGACTATTCAAGCCCCAAACAAATTGGAGCTTTAACAAATTGGCTTACAGTAACCTGCGGTAAATATTTTACAGTTGCAGTAAAGACTGACGGAACTTTATGGAGTTGGGGCAGGAATAATATTGGACAGTTGGGTTTGGGTAATACTACATATTATTCTTCCCCTAAACAAATTGGCGCACTTACAACTTGGTTAACTTCTGTTGCTGGTTTTACTCATACTGGCGCAGTTAAAACTGATGGTTCGTTTTGGGTTTGGGGTCGCAACCACCTTGGGCAGTTGGGCTTGGGAAATATTACTAACTACTCAAGTCCTAAACAAGTGGGGGCTTCTCTTACATGGTCAACGCCAGCTATGACCGATGATTCAACCCTAGCCCTAGGATAAAAAATGGCAACCACTCTCATCTCAGGCGTTCAATACTCAGGCATCTGGACAATGCAACAGGTGAACGCCGCTGTAGCTGCAAATACTTGGCCTGTGCCGCCTATTCAAGGGTATTTGTACTCTTGGGGAAGTAACAGTAGTGGTCAGTTGGGCTTAGGTAATACTACCAACTACTCCAGTCCCAAACAAGTAGGCGCTTTAATTACTTGGTCAAATATTGCTGGGGGAAATAATTTTAATTCAGTTACCAAAACAGACGGCACGCTTTGGGCTTGGGGTCAGAATACATTTGGGCAGCTTGGTCTTGGTAATACGACTTACTACTCATCCCCAAAACAAGTAGGGGCGCTTACTGCTTGGTCGGCAGTGGCGTGTGGGCAAGCTCACTGCATAGCTATTAAAACTGATGGTACTATCTGGACTTGGGGCCGCAACGCTGAAGGACAATTGGGGTTAGGAAACATAACATATTATTCAAGCCCTAAACAAGTAGGTCTACTTACTACTTGGTATAAAATTGCTACAGGGCGTCATTATACATTTGCTACAAAAACCGATGGCACTTTATGGTCTTGGGGCGCTAACAGTAATGGTCAGCTTGGTCTTGGTAATACAACTTTGTACTCATCTCCAAAACAAATAGGGGGATTGACTAATTGGCTAAATATTTCTGGTGGATTTTATAGCACTATAGCTACTAAAACTGATGGTACTCTTTGGACATGGGGGGCTGGTTTATACGGGAAGTTAGGTCTTGGGAATACTACAAATTACTCGTCTCCAAAGCAAGTTGGTGCTTTAACTACTTGGATTAAAGTTGTTGCTTCTTACGGATTTAGTATGGCAACTAAAACTGATGGTACTCTTTGGACATGGGGGCAAAACACTTACGGCCAACTAGGTTTAGGCAATACTACAAATTATTCTTCACCAAAGCAAGTTGGCGGTCTTACTAGTTGGTTAAATATTGCTAGTAAATTTGACAGTACTATAGCTACTAAAACTGATGGTACTCTTTGGACATGGGGGAGAAATAACTCCGGTCAGTTAGGCTTGGGCAACACCACTAACTTTTCTAGCCCCAATCAAGTAGGCGCACTTACCTCTTGGCTTACTGTTGCTAGTGGGGTTTACCACACCATAGCTGTCTCATCAACATAGACCATGAACAAAACACTTCACTTTCTTTCTGGTATTCCCCGCTCTGGCTCCACGGTGCTGGCGGCTATCCTCAACCAGAACCCAATGACTCACGTCTCAACAACGTCTGGTCTGGTTCATGCGCTGGATGGCTTGGCAAATACGTGGCATTCTGCCGGGTTGCTGAACGAGAACGACCCTGAGCGGAAGAAGTTAGCCCAGACGATGCGGGGTGCAATTGATGCGTTCTACGAGGACACAGAGGCTCCGGTCATCATTGACAAGTCCCGTGGCTGGCCTATCGCGCAGATCATGGCGGCTATGTCCCAAGTCCTCGGTCATCAGCCTAAGATCATTGCTACGGTGCGTTCGGTGCCTGACTGTGCTGCCAGCTTCATCCGTGTGGCAAAGCCTGAGAACCTTGACGAGTTCATGTACTCCGGTCAGTTGATGGATCACCTCAAGGCTGCTTACATCTCGCTCCAGAACGGCTACGCATACGCTCCTGAGAACTTCTTGTTTGTTGAGTACGAAGACCTGCTGGCTGACCCAAAAGCGCAACTAGCCCGTATCCACGCTTTCCTTGAACTGCCTGACTTCTCCTACGACTTTGACAACATTGACGGCTCCACGGTAGCCGAGGATGACGAGAACCTGCACGGTCACGCAGGGATGCACGATGTCAAGCCCAAGCTGGAAGCACAGCACAAGCAAGACCCCAAAGACCTTCTCAAGTCCCATTACGGAAGTTTCTGCCAGCCTGAGTTTTGGCTGGAGCGCCCCCGCACCACCCCAGAGCTTCACGCACTGGATTTGCAACTGGCAGCGTCCACAACGGGCGACTTTGCTGAAGGCTGGCGCTTGGCCCAGCAACTTGAGGCTGAGGAGCCAAACAACCACCGTGCCGCCTACAACCGGGGTTGGTACTACCTGCGTCAAGGACAAATTCAAAAGGGCTACAGCCTGATGGACAGAGGCCGTGTGGCAGGTGTCTTTGGCAATAAGAAGCCTGATGTACCCACCCAGCAGTGGGACGGTAAGACCAAAGGGATCGTCCTGCTGAACCTAGAAGGCGGTCTGGGTGACCAGATTCACCAAGTACGCTACGCCAAGTACATCGCGGCACGGGGCTGCAAGGTCATCGTTGCCTGCACTGGCTCACTTGCATCGTTGTTTGTTGATGTGGAGGGTGTGTCCTCAGTTATCCAGCACGAGGCTGTGTTTGGCGTCTACCATGACTTCTGGGTGGCCGGTATGTCGGCGGTAGTGCCACTTGGGTTTGAGTTGGCAGACATCTTTGGCGTT